AAACGCATGAAAGGTGTTAACCCTCGATTCTTCACAAAATGACAATCAAGCAAGCCTATAAGATATTGATGCACCACGCAGATTGGCGGCAAGGCAAACACAGCGAAATGGTTAGCCCTGCCGACCTCACAAAAGCACTTGAGATTGTGCTTACATATCTCGAAAATAAACTAACTCAATCGACCCATGCCTGAATATGAAGGTTACAATGTCACGGCATCCGATCGCGCTGGCAAAAAATATAAAGCGGTAGACGATGACGGCAATGAGATTCACTTTGGCGCTGAAGGGTATCGGATTAACCCCGGCACGGATGCAGGCAATTCTTACTGCGCTCGTAGTAATGGCATCCCTTCTCCGAAAGGCTCGGCGAATTGGTGGGCTCGTCAGCTTTGGAGCTGCGAGGGGCGAAGGTCGGTAAGCGATAAACCTTTTTTTGGCAGAATCGAATTGCCTTAGTATATTGCAGCTCGTTCTTTATTCGTTCATACCAATAGTTTAGGCACTATTTGAAAAGGCTTGCAGAAATGCAGGCTTTTTTTATTATCTTTGCACCATCTATGATGTAGTGAGCCGCAACTTATCGCGGCAAAGTAGGCGCAACTTCCAGCCTTTGTAATTGGAAGGTCTCTTTAATACTACATTAATCATGTCTATATCTCGCATTTTATCAGAATGCCCGAATGTGCAAATGAGCCTTTCGGAGTTATTCATCGAAGTAGGGCAACGCGAGCAGCTCCCATTCTTGGAGTTTCTTCTTTCGCCTGAAAACGCAAAACTAATCCGCACTGAGGTTGCACCCGGCGGCGGTAAATTAAAAACAGTACAAGCTCGTTGGATTCAGCGTTTACCTGAGACCGAAGTAGAAGAGGGTGGCGAAATCCTTACTTGTACTTCAACCAATACTTACGGCGATTCAACAACCACTTACACGCTTGACACGACTGACACGTACCAAGCATCTCAGCTGATCAATGCTGCTGACATCGCTCGCCATTGCCAAGAGAACTCTCGCTATGTGCTTGAGTCGGTAATGCGTTTGATGGATGTACTTGACCGCAAGGTTGCTTCTGCTGCCGCTGTTCAGGCTGTTGCCGACATCGGAAGTTGGGGTACTGAGGTGTCAGGGTACTACACTGTAAGCGGTGACTGCTTGCGCGTTGCTACTCGTCAGAGTGGTGGTCAGGCATTGAACGAGTTCGCTTTGGCTGACATCCTTCAGGCTACGCGCATGGCTAACTATCCGGGTGCGCCTGTGGTATTTGGCGGTGCTGAGATGCAGCGTTATGCTAACGCGGTGCAGGCTGGTTGCTGCACTCAGTTCGGCATCGACTTGTTGGCGATTAGCCAGCAGAACGGTTTCGGATTCGCTTACGATTCTCGCGTTGCAGCGGCTCAAGGTTCGCAGCTTAAGAACTTGGTAACTACTGCCGGAGCAATCCAGTGGTTATCATTTAATCTTGCTGATTGGAATCAGGGCATCACGCCTGTGGCTGGTTCAAACTACTCTAAGACCTTGGTGTTCACACCAGCTGGAGTTCCAGTAGATTTGACCATGAAGGATGATTGCGGTAACTTGTCAATCGTGTTGACTACAACTGGAAAGATTGTAACTCTTCCGACTGACATTTACGAAGCATCTGACAAGTATGCTGGCGTTAACTACGTTAACTGCGTTGAAATCGCAAACCCGTAATCGGGTTAATGAGCCTGCTATCCCAAGCGGATGAGGACTTGTTAACCCAAGACGGATTAGATAATCTAACCACGCAATAAGAGGGGGGCTTCGTGCCCTCCTTTTTTTATATCTTTGTAAAAACTAAAGAGATGTGCATTGAATCACTACTCGGATTAAGAGGCTGCGAATCACCAGAGCCATCGACTGGGCTCTACATCGATGACCTCGGCATTAACCAAACCTTTCTCGGGCAACTAATCACGGACCAATACCGCAATGGTGTTGAGCTGTTCGAAGATAAACGAGCCTTCGCATGGCGCAAACTATCATCCGATGTGCTGACTAAACTCAGCCCAATGATGAAGAGCGACACGATCATCGAGAGTAAGCGCGTTGGGCAAGTTTTGTCCAATTATGCCAACGTGCAGACCGCGCTCGGTGCTGGCAACTATGGCGGCATCAGGTTAAAGATTGACCCGAACACGGTTACCTATCTCAACTTTTACCTGGCAGATATTAACCTTGCAATCGACTCGGCGAATGTGAACGTGCCGGTGCTTATCTTCGATATGACCACTGGCAAGTTGATTGAAACCATTACCTATGCCGAGGGCGCGCTCGATCAGTTCATCGGTAAGACATTCACCTCGGCAAAGCGCAAGATGGACATCGCCATCGTATATGAGTCGGATGTCAATACGGTTAAGTTCACGCCAAAGAGAGGCACTTGCACAAGTTGCGGGGGCGGGATTAAGGAATCGCATATCTGCCCATTCGTGGATGCGATAGGCATCGAGCTCACAACAGATGGCACGAACGTGCTGACAAGCAAATCGAGTAAGTACACCACAGGCATGAGCCTCACCTATAATGTGAACTGCGATCGCCAAGGATGGCTGTGCTCGGTAGGTGGCACGATGGCATTAGCGTTAGCCTATGCCACAGCGGTTGAGATTTACAACTATGCGCTAACGATTAGCCCGAATCAGCGAGTGAATACAACGGTAATTGTTAATCGGGGTTCGAAGCCCTTTGCCACTGCCGATGCTTTCGAGGGTATTGTTGCAGCTCGCGACATCGCAGCAACAAGGTACAGCGAAGACCTCGGCGCTACGTTGCAGAACATGCGCCTGCCTGACGATACGCATTGCTGGGATTGCAAGCGCAATATGAAGTACGTTACAGCCCTGCCATAACATGCCGACACCCGCTGAAATTCAAAAGAATCTTGATGCGCTTTATGAGGGGTGGACATCCAAGTTCACAGCTTTGTATGGTCCTGTTCGTGAATTGAAGCGCATCATGTTTAAGCGCATATTCGGCACTGGCTCGAGCGGAGGCACGAACACGGCGGGCGAGAAATTGCCAACTGTGCCATATAGCACTAAGCCGATATATGTCAGCCCTCGAGCGTTGGCATCGGCACCAAGCAAGTACAAGGTTGGCAAACGTGGTGAGCCGATTAAGTCGCTTTACTTTCCCGGCGGTTATGCCGAGCTAAAGAAAGGCACTTCGAGAAAGTTGCCTTTGGAGTTAACCGGAAGATTGAAAGGCGGCTTCCTTTCGTCCGATGTATTGACCGAAGGATTGGAGGCAGCGATAACAGTACCCGCATCCGAGGAGGGCAAGATTGATGGCTTAGAGGCGAAATACGGCACTATCTTTTTGCCGACACCTGAAGAGCAAGCCGAGATGCTTGAAGACCATGCAGCCGAGCTTGTGCAACAAATCATTAACGCAATGAATAAATGAATATACTTTCTACCATTCTCGACAGGCTAAACCAGCGCATTGAGGTCGGCAATATCTTCGATAAGATTTACGGCCTTAGCGAGCTTGTAGGCGAGGGCAATGATAAGGCGTGGGCGTTCTACATCGGCAACGGCCAAGCGATTCCTGTAACCGATTACGATGCGAAACAGGGCACGCTCTTTTGGGCGAAGCGTGGCAAGATTAACGTAACCAAAAACGATTCGCTAAAGCTGGCAGGCTGCCGCTCAATCTATGAGACACGCTTCAGCATGACAGCATACGCAATGGTGCGAAAAAGCCACCTACCTTGCGACTCAGCCGATGCACAGGATTGGGTGGCTTCGCGGGTGCTTCGTTTAATTAGCGGCACAGACCCGCAGTTTAAGACTGCCATCGGGGCAATCGCTTATGAAGTAGTGCCAAGCGGGTACGCGAATGAGATTAAATACTTGCCAGTAAACTATGAGTGGGCAGCGGTTGCAATTGATGTGGATGTGAATGTCAGCACCTCATCTGAGGACGGCTGCTATGACACTTGCCAAACTGGAGACATTCCCCTGCCGGATTTCGAACCATGCGAGCCTTGCCTTACCGAGGTTGCTGTCGATGGCGTTACAATCACAGGCAACGGCACACCAGCCGACCCGCTTGTCGCAATTGGTGGCGGTGGTGGAACACCATTGCGCACTCAGAATGAAGGCACCAACGTAAGCACCAACACAACAACGCTGAACTTCACAGGCGCTGGCGTGACTGCTTCGCTTACTTCGCCCGGATTGGTTGAGGTGAATGTGCCGGGCGGTGGCGGTGTAACATCCGTAACAGGCACAGCCCCGATTGCCTCAAGCGGTGGGGCAACTCCCGATATCAGCATTACGCAAGCCGACTCAACCACGGACGGCTACCTCAGCTTTGCCGATTGGAATACCTTCGATGGCAAGTTCGATGTGCCAACAGGAACGAGCTCAGACTATCTCGATGGCACCGGAACGCCAACGCTATTTCCAACCCTCACAAATGGCACGGTTACATCGGTTGCGGCAACAGTACCTAACCCGACAAACCCAGCATTCAGCGTTGCAGTACCTAACTCAACCACAACGCCAAGCATTGACATAACTGCCAATGGAGTTGTGAGCCAGTACGTGCGTGGCGATGGCTCACTCGCTAACTTCCCTTTGGGCGGTGGTGGTGGCGCATCGGTTAACTATTATCTCAACGGCTCGATAAGTCAAGGCACGATTGGAGGAAATCAATATTTCCAAATGAGCCGCGTGCCGATTCTCGGAGCTGGCACGAACTTCACACGAACAAACGCGCAGGGCAATGGCTACATCGCGCAATTCATAACCGATGCAGGCGACCCAAACCTTTTGGCAATCCCTTCAGGAAATTGGAACTTTGAGACCTACTTCAATGCTTCGAGTGGCGGTGGCAACCCGAGCTTTTACATGGAGCTTTACAAGTACGATGGCGCAACCTTTACGCTTATCTCATCAGGGTCAACAAACCCAGAAGCGATTACAGGCGGCACGGTGGTCGATTTGTATGTAAGTGCGCTTGCAGTACCTTCGACTGTATTGGCTGCAACTGATAGGCTCGCAGTGCGCATTTTTGTAACTACATCGGGGCGTAACATTACGCTGCATACTGAGGACAATAACCTTTGCCAAGTAATCACAACATTCACCACAGGGCTAAACGCATTGAATGGCTTGACTGCGCAAGTTCAGAACTTCGCAACTGGCACGAGTGGCACCGACTTCGGCATCAGCTCGGCAAGCACTACCCATACATTCAACCTACCAACTGCAAGCGCAAGCAACAGAGGCGCATTAAGCAGCGGCGATTGGACTACATTCAACGGCAAGTTCAACACCCCAACAGGCACAACTTCGCAGTATGTTCGCGGTGATGGCTCGCTTGCTTCATTGCCTTTCGAGCTTGTGGTGGCTGCATCGGATGAAACAACGGCTCTGACAACCGGCACCGCAAAGATTACATTCAGGATGCCGCGAGCTGTTACTCTTACATCCGTTCGCGCATCGCTCACAACAGCCCAAGCATCGGGCAGTATCTTTACAGTTGACATCAATGAAGCTGGCACAAGTATATTGAGCACTAAGCTAACCATCGATAACACTGAAAAGACAAGCACAACGGCTGCAACGCCTCCAGTCATAAGCGATACCGCTTTGGCAGATGACGCAGAAATGACAATCGACATCGACCAAATTGGAGACGGCACGGCAAAGGGCTTAAAGGTTACATTAATCGGCACAAGGGCATGAGTTTCATTGTCAATCCTTATTGGTACGCAAGTGCTGGTTGCGCTGATGCAGATGCAAATGCTTTCCTAACAGCAGCAGGCATCACAAATCCAACGATAAGCGGTGCAATATGTACGTTGGTAACAAGCCTGAAGGCGCAAAGTTTATGGACAAAGATGTATGCTATTTATCCATTTGTTGGTGGAACGGCTACAACGCATAAGTTCAACCTAAAAAATCCAGCCGACACCAATGCTGCATATCGATTATCATTTGTAGGTGGATGGACGCATAGTGCTAACGGTGCTTTGCCGAACGGCACGAATGGATACGCGAACACCAATTTAAACATTGCCAACAATCTGATTCTAACCAATCACTCATTCGGAATTTATTCTCGCACCAATCAAGTTGGTGGCAATTTCGTTTATGGTGGATTCGATGGAGGTGCATATTTCTTGCAAAACAATTATGGTGCTGGTAACTTTGTTTCGGGCGCAGTAGGTAACATTGTTTCATATACAGCCAATCCATCGACCAATTTATTGATGGGCTCACGTACAGCGGTGAATGCTTTTAGGGGTTACCGAGGCACTACATTGCTCGCAACAAATACAGTTAACATCGGAGCACTTCCGCCAGTAGTATTCTTTTTAGGTGCGAGAAATAATAATGGCTCACCAGTATTTTACAACTCAATTGAGTATGCATTCGCATTCTTAGGCGAAGGTTTAAGCACTACCGAGCAACCTATCTTCCATTCAATTGTCCAAACCTTTCAAACCACTTTATCTCGCCAAGTATGATAACAGTTTACCAACTTACACCCGAACAAGCTGAGCAATTAATCGGTGTGCAATATGTCGCAGATATGACATTCAACCCGATCGAAGATGCGAATGGCAATTGGATAATAAGCGGCGAAGAGGTAAGCAGCACAACCATCGACTGGGTTAAGGAATTGCCAGCGATTGAATATATTCCAAAAGAATCACTACCTTTGTTCTAATCAAAATCATTCATTATGGCAGGCGTAAAAGTAACCGACCTAACACCCTTAGCAACGGCAGCAAGCGATGACATCTTCTACATCGTTGATACAAGCAGCAATACATCCAAGCAGATTGAGGTGCAAAACATCTACGATGGGATGCCGCAGTTTGAAAGCGGTGTTTATACGCCTACTGTATCGGACGAGACTAACGGCGTGGTAGTAAATCTTGCAAAAGGTTTTTATTCGCGTGTCGGCACTATCGTAACCGTGTCATTCTTTTTGGAGGTTCAGCTCGATACTGGACAAACATCTGGCTCATTCAATTTAGATTTGCCTATTGCCTCAAATTTTTCAAGCGATAAAGACTATACAGGGACAATTTGGTACAAAGACCCAAGCGAATTGCTTGCTGATAGTTATGCACAATCTGATGGGACAAACCAAAAGATAAGTGTATTTTTGATTTCAAACACGACTGCATTCAATTACCTTTACCTAACCATCACAGGCCAATACGAGATACTTTAATAATGCGCAGCACCTCAATTCTCGGGCTTAATCTGATTAAGAAGTACGAGGGATTGAGGCTCTCAAGCTACCTATGCCCCGCCGGAGTGCCGACCATAGGCTACGGCTCGACACGCTACCCGAATGGCAAGAAGGTAATGCTCGGCGAAAAGCTGAGCGGCGAAAAGGAAGCAACGCAATTGCTACTATCCACGCTTGACCCATTCGAGTCAGCCGTCAATAAACACCTACCTAACCTCAACCAATGCCAGTTCGATGCGCTTGTGTGCTTTGCGTATAACGTAGGAACTGGCGCGTTGGTTAAGTCTACGTTGCTGAAGAAAGCCAAAGCCAACTCAGCCGACCCAAGCATCCTCGATGAATTCCTTCGTTGGAACAAGGCAGGCGGGAAGGTGCTCTCAGGGCTAACGAACCGCCGCCGCGAAGAGGCGAATCTCTATTTTTCATTGTGTAATATTTAGCGGCATCTTGCCCCAACGCCGCAAGGGCTTTCGCGTATATTAGGTATGCGAAAAAGGGCTACCAAACCAAGGCGAATACTCGATGTGATTGTGAAGCACTGGCGCGGCACAATCGGTTCGCTTATGATTCTGGTGTCCATCTTTTTGCTTATCTTCAAAGTGATAACAGCCGAGACATTAACCGCCATAATTGCAGCACTCATAGCCGCAGGGTACATACCAAAAGCAAAAAGCGATGCAACAGATTAGAAGAGATACCATCAAAGTAGTGCGCCACAGCAAGCTCAACATTGACACGATGAGCTGGGAGGCTGCTAATGCAGACACCTCATTCGCCCAGGCGAATCGTGAGAGCTTTCAGGCGGTCATGGCACAGCCGCCAAAGCCGAAAGTGCTAACAGCATTCGACACGATTCAGCCGTGTGATGTATCTTTATATCCAGCCGCCACGTATTACATCCCGAAAACTCACGCTGTAAGAAACGAGCCGGAAATGCCAACGCCTATGAATTACGATATACTTGCTAATGGAATTGTGCTGACATTCACGATGCTGCTTACCATCAAGTATGCGCTCGGATGCGTGCCTGCATGGCGTTCATTAATTGCGGATTTGCGTTCGGTTTAACGTATCTTTGCAGCATGGCATCGCTGCACATCCTTGAGTCATCAATTGACCTCTTCTATGTGATTACAGATAAGGATGGCAA